TCGGTGAAGAAACAATAGAAGAGAAGTAATGTTATTCGGAAGCAATAGAGACTTTGATTTACTGGTTAATATCAACCGTGAGCTATTAAAAGACATAATAGAGCAGGAGGTATTGTACCATAAACTATCTTTAGAGGATTTAGATGTTAATCTATACGGAGAAGCATTAGAAAAGACATATTGGAATGCAATTAAGATGTATTGCTTAATAACCAGAGGAGATCAAGTATATGATGTACAGGAATTTGGTGTTGATTTAGGTAGAGAAGCATCATTTGCATTTATAAGACAAGATTTAGTAGATTCTCAAGTAGTTCCGGAAGTAGGAGATATCATTCAATGGCATAATGACTTCTATGAAGTAGATAGTGTAAGAGAAAACCAGCTATTCTTAGGTAGAGATAACAAATATAACCTTTCTGGTTATGCTAGTGGCTTTGGATCATCAATATCCATTACAGTTGAC